CCCACTCCCTGCGGAGTGCCGCGAGGACGTATGGGAAGGTGTTGCTGACCGAGACCGCCGGAGTCGATCCATGCCAGACCGTGAAGCATCCCTCGCCATCGAGATAGCCAGCCAGATAAGCAATCCAGAGGCTCCTCTCAATGTGTCTCGGCCCATGAAGACCCGGAACGGAACTCTCCGTCGAGGGGGCATCGGAATCCGAGGGACGATCCTGCCGCGGTGATTGCGGCGACCGCACCGTGTCCAACACGCTCCTCCAGTCCCGGCCTGCACTCGATCTGGAATTCATCATGGATCCACCCGATGACTGCGTAGTCCTTGCCCCACTCAAGGCCGTCCAGGGCCATCCCCTCGACGAAGCCGACGAGGGCAACCTTCATCACCACGGCTCCCGCAGACTGGAGCAGGGTGTTCAGGGCTGAGTGCTGTGAACGGATCGGGAGACGGCGACCGTCGAGGCCGACCAGGTACCCCCGCTTGGATGCCGAGACCACCGCCTCCTTGAGCATCTTGTAGGCGGGGACCTTCTTCTCGAACGATGCCCGGAGACGCTTGCCGTCCTTGGCATCCCCCTCGACCACGCTGCCGAGCTTCATGTCGCCGGCACCGTAGATCATGGCGTAGATCAGGGTCTTGCTCTGGTTGCGTCGGGACTCATGCCCGGAGTCGTGCTTGTTGCGCTTCGTCCCGGACGGAACGAGCCCGAACGCGATGGCGTTCTCCCAATGCACGTCCCCGCTCACCACGGCCTTGCCGTAGGAGCCGCCGTCATACGAGGTCAGGTAGTGGGAGAGGCACCGCAGCTCGAGCCCGGATGCGTCCGCACCGACCAGCGACCACCCCGACCGGGGGCGGAACAGGCTCCGGCACTCCTTGCCGTATGGGCTGCGTGAGGCAGGGACCTGTGCCATGTTGGGTCGGGCGTGGGATGCCCTGCCCGTGATCGTCCCGCCCGGGTTGATGCGGCCGTGGATCTTGCCGCACTTGGCAAGCTTGATCCACGCCTCCTCGCCCTCGGCAACCTGACCGAGACGCTTGACCACCAGGAGGTACTCCGTGAGGAGCTCCGCCTCCGGGTACTTCAGCTCCGAGAGGATCTCCTCGTCGATCCTCGGCTGACCCGAGGGAGTGACGAGGGAGGGACGCCAGCCGTAGAGCTCGTTCAGGCCACGGGCGATGTCGAGGCGGCTTCCCGGGTTGAACGGGATCGTCTTGGTCTTGGTCTTGAGGACTTCCTTCTTCGGCGGGAAGACCTGGACGAGCCGCTCCTTGAGCTCAAGCCGCTTCGTCAGGAGTTGCGCCGTGAGACGCTCCGCGCCTCCCATGTCAAACGTCCACCCGGCGACCTCGATGTCACGGCAGATTCCCGCGACCGTGTGCTCGAGAGCCCAGGCGCGATCCGAGATCCCCTGCTGCACGAGGTGGTGCCACAGCTTGCGCGTGACCTCCGTGTCCTGCTCACAGTAGTCCTGCATCTCCTCAGACCACCGAGACCAGTCGGCGGTCTCCCCGAACCCGTCCTTGTGGATCCCGAGCCGGTATCCCCACGCCTTGAGCGAGTGGCTCCCGATCATCTCCTTGGGGAACTCGAGACGCTTGTAGTCGTCGTTGCGGATGTCCGGGTAGCACAGGCGCGAGAGGACGAGGGTGTCCACGACCTGACCGGAGGGGACGAAGCCGACCAGCCGCTTCATCGCGGGAAGGTCGAAGGTGATGAGGTTGTGCCCGATGATCGTCGGGGCCTGCCGCAGGATGCGGAGGGACTCCCCGTGGCCGATGCCCTCATACGTCGATGACAGCACGTTGGCGGTCACGGCATCTCGGACCACGATGGAGTGGATCTTCGCGTAGCCGTCGAGGGCGTCCGTCTCGATGTCGAGGATGACGGGGTTCACAGGAACCTCGCCATGCGCTCGGCGATCCACCGTGCGACCGTGACGGTCACCGCATTACCCATCTGCTTGTAGCGATGGGAGTCAGCCTGACCGTCGTTCCAGTCCGGCGGGAACCCCTGGAGAACGCAGCACTCGTCAGGCGTCAGCCTCCGGACAATCGTTGCCGTGGCAACTGCGTTGACATGAGCAACGCTCAGAGTGTGGGCTGGATCGCCATCCTTGCCAACACCGCAGCCCTGCCTGTTCATCTCGTCAAGCTTGTCCGGGTTGCGTCCAGCGTTGCGGGTGTCAATCGGAAACGCGACCCCATGAACGTCCGTCCGCGTCAGCGTGTACATGACACCATCGGTAGACGCGCCGACTCCCTGCGGTCCTCCTGCGTCCCTACCGATCAGGTTTCCCTGAATGGCCACGCTCTGTGCCCCGGTAGTGTCGATGGTGTAGGACGGATCGCCGGCGATCCCGATGCCAAGACCGTTCTGCCGCTTCTCAATCTCACGCCCGTCCTGAATCGGGATCGTTGACCGCATCGCCACCGCCGGTGGCGATGGGATCCCGACTGACGACCCGACCTTCAGGGGAGGACACACCTCCTCGTCCTTGTTCACGCCGTGAGTTCCGCCCGTGCTGTAGAAGGCGTGGGACACCGCGATTGCAGGTGCGCCATGACCTCCTGCGGTCCGCAGAGGAACATGGACATCCCCGGTAATGGTCTGGTTGAACAGATCAACGCCTTGGATTGCAACCGTCGTTGCCCGGACTTCGCTGACATCGAACGTATTCAGGGTGTTCGCGTACTCGTCCGCAACCCAGGTCTCGGCATCGGACGCTGAGGTAGCCCGCGCAGACTTTCGGAAAGTCTGCGCGACCATCGGGTGATTCATCTCATGGAATCCGGAGGTCCCCTGAGACGACCGCAGCGGAACCACGTCGGTCTCCATCGGTCCGGTTGAGTTGTTGTTCCAGGCGTACGAACGCTGCTCAAGGACCATCGGGATGTCGCAGCAGTTGTCGGCCTTGGCAGACAGGCGCGGTGCTACGCTGACTTCGCGGCATGTGCCGGATTGGTCGTGCCTGCTGAAGCAAGGACGACCGCCATCAGGGCATCCTCGAGCAGCTTGGGGAGACTCTTGTTCCGCCGGGACGCGCGACGGAGGATTCCGGCTGCTGCCTTCCCCGAGAGCCAGTACTTCTTGGGCGCGTTCGCCTGCAAGATCGAGGACAAGGAACACACGGCGGCGTCGCTGGGCCACTCCGAAGTACTGACTGTCCAAGATTCGCCACGCGACGGAAACAGCACCCCACTCTTCGGCCACTTCAGAGAGCACGACTGCGAAGTCACGCCCCTGCTGGCTTGAGAGCATTCCTGGGACATTCTCGACCACCACGAAGGACGGCCTTCGGGGGAGCCCTCGGACGATGCGAACAAACTCATGGAACAGACCGCTCCTTTCGCCGGCAAGCCCCGCCCTCTTCCCGGCAACGCTGAGGTCTTGGCACGGGAACCCGCCGACGACTACATCGACGGGCTCCAGTTGCGAGGGATCGACCTTGGTGATGTCCCCGAGTTGCTTCGCGTTGGGGAAACGACGCCGGAGGACGGCCTCCGCATGACGGTCCCACTCGGACATCCAGGCGGTCTCAAACTTCCCGGTCTGCTCAAAGCCGAGGTCGAATCCACCGACCCCCGCGAACAGGCTTCCTACCTTCCACTTGGACATCCGTGTGCCTTTCTCGTTTTCGGAATCATTCCGACTTCGTGACATACTAGAAACAACCCTTGCCCATGCAACGGTCAGAAAGGAATGTCTGCATCTTTTTCTTTCAGCTCGTCCGCGGGATCGAACATCGGGCACTCGCTCATGCGCCCGGTCTCCTTGTCGTACTCGAGCGCGAGGCACGGTCCCGTCTCGCCGGTGTAGCGGCACTTCAGAACGCGAACCCGAGTCTGGTTCCTGTTCTCTCCCTGCTGATTCCGCTCGAGCGCGATCACCGCATCGGACAGCTGCGCGATGCCCTGGCTCGACCGGAGGTGGCTCAGGCTCACCTCGCCGCCCTCCTCATGGCTGCGGCCGTCAACGCGCTTGAGGTGGCAGACCATGAACAGAGTGATCTGCGTCTCCTCGACCAAGGTGCGGAGCTTGGTCACCAGCGCGTCGAGCATCCTGCGCTCGTCCCCGTGCCCGTCGTTCAGTCCGCTCACCGCGATGGAGATGTGGTCTAGGAAGACGGCCTTGCAGCCGAGACCCTTGCCCATGTAGCGGATGCGGTCGAGGAGGTTCTGCCCCTCGGTCGAGCCGAAGTGGTCGTACAGGTAGACGCGGTTCGACCCGAACACGCGGTCGAAGGAGTCCTTGAGCTCGTCCTTGTTGGCACCGAGGTGAAGCCGGCGGTTCGCCTCGAGGCTCATCAGGCCAATTGCGGTCCGAGCCACGGATTCCTCAAGGGCGATGTAGCCGACGGGGGTGCCGCTCTTGATGAGGTGGTAGGCAAGCTCACGGCAGAACTGGCTCTTGCCGACGCCGGTGCCGGCGGTCACCGTGACGAGCTCACCGGGCCGGATGCCGTGCAGCATCCCGGTCAGCGGGCTCCAGGGATAGGCAATCCCCGGCGAGGCGTCGAATGACTCGATGCGCTCCCAAATGTCCTGCGCGGCCACGATGCCGTCCGGGCGGTATGCCGGGGCATTCCACATGGCGTTGACCAGGTCCTTGGCCTTGCCGTTTCGGATGCAGTCGTTGGCGTCCTTGAGCGGGAGGTTAGCGATGAACGCCTTC